AGAAACAAGAATTAATCGAAGAGTTGGCACTTGAATACCGAAAGAAGGGTATAAAAGAAAACGAGCTCCAAGACTTCATTAATCGTGAATACAAAATGTATTCGATAGATTAAGGAGAGGCGGTGGCATATGATTAGCGTTTATCAAAATAAGACCTCAAACAACATAACTCTTCGTGACTATGATTCGATCAAAAGATATATTGCTTTGATACAGTGGGGACGCAAAAATCCAGTTGCTTTTGTTGAGAAGGTTTTTGGTATAACGCTAATGGATTACCAAAAGTGGCTACTCTCTGAGTCTTGGACAAAAGAATACGTTGTATGGGTTTGTTCCAGAAATGCCGGTAAGTCTTTTCTTGTCGGCATTTTTATGATGGCCCGTAATTTGTTATTCCCAAAGCTGCAGACTCAGATTATCTCAGAGAACTGGACGACGGCAAATGATACCTTCAAGAAAATGGAAGATATCGCCACTAATAATATAAAGACTATCGTGAGTACCAACACTGTGTTTATTGACGAGTTGAAAAAGACTAAGAGCGATAGTGACGGTTTTACTCATGATTATAAAAGTGGAAACAGGTGTGAACTTTGCAATGGCTCAACAATCAGTGCAATAGCTGGCGCCTCAAGATCTGCTCGTGGTAGACGTTCTAACCTAAACGTTTACGACGAGAGCGGAACTATAACCGCTGCCACTTTTGATTAGATATAAGACTTAGTGTCTTTATAAATAGTCAGGGTATCTGGAAACGGGTATCTAGTGCGATAATTAATAGGGTTGATTATCGCCGATTAAGATTCTTAATTGCTGGAATGACATAAAGCTTAATAAACTACAACATAAGATTGAAATATATCTAAGTGTGAATGTGATGAAAATAGAAAAAATTATTAAGATACCTCAAGGTCAAATCCTAAAAGGCAATATCTACAAATTGTTAACCAGCAGGCAAGCTCCGAACAGGAGAAGCTCCAACGACTATCCCTCTTGAGGGGAGTACACGGTAAGCTTATGATCGTGGAAATAGAATCGCCTAAACCAATGTGATTATTGGCATGGACAAGATATAGTCTGTACCATATAGAAATATGTGGAAGTTTTTTGAAAAACTGCACAAAATTTGCGACTTTGTGTGAACAAAAAATAAACATAAGTTATTTTGGGAGAATGATATACATGGACATTACGAAATACCCAAGTAGAGAAGAAATTTATGAAGCCTATGTCTCATAAAACCATCCTTGGTATGAAGTTTGCGAAAAATTTAATCTCTCAAAATCGAACTTTGTTTAATTAATAGATTACAGAACCCTATATGTCTCAAGACTCTGGCTTTAAGCTTGGTGGAGAGTTTGACGCTGAAGTATATCCTCCGGATATTCCTAATATTCGTTTGTATATTGGATCAGCGTCTGATACAAGTTCTTACTTCTATACGAAGTATAAAGAGGGCACCAAACAAATGCTTATTGGTAACGATAAGTATTTTGTAGCTGATATCACTTGTGAAGTCCCGAAGAACCCTACGGTTAATGGCCTTCCGGTGACGCCTTTGCTTTCTCAGGACGAAATCGACAGAAAGATGCGTGAAAATGAGATCGCAGCCCTCAGAGAATACTACAACAAGTTTGACAGTTTTAATCTTGAGGATTGTGTTGTTTCGCGATCCGACATATTCTCCAATACCGAAACTTTTGTTCCGGTTACGACTTGGGGCGGACGTAAACATCATTATATAATAGCTTTTGACCCTGCAAGTAAGGTCGATAACGCCCCCGTTTTAATCATGGACGTATTTAGGAACAACGAAAACGTGATTTGCGGTCGTTGTGTCCATATGGAAAACCTCGTTGTGACGTATAACGACGGTTCTAAGCGGCCTATGAGAGTGGAAGAGCAAGTAAACAGGCTAAGAGAAATGATATGGGAATACAATGGACGAGAGAACATCATCCCATATGAAAATATCACAGTTCTGCTTGATAATGGAAGCGGTGGACAGGCCTCAGCGATCTGTCAGCTGCTTGCTCAGGACTGGACCGACCAGAATGGAGCTGTTCATCCTGGCATATTTGACGAAAACAACGAATATAGTGTCAGATGGGCAGAACCCTACCCGCATTGTATTAAGGGAAGCTTAAAATTAGTGGAACCGCGTAAATATCGTAATGCCCTTTTTGAGGCTGCGAAGCTGTTGGTTCCCCAGGGCGGCATAAAATTTGCCCCGCCGTGCCCCAAACACGAGTTTTTAGTGCTTGATGATGGCACAGAACGCAAACTCTCCAAAAAGGAGAGAGCCTCTCTAATTCAGATGGACCTTATGAAAGAGGAAATAGTGGCTATGGTGCGTATAAAAACACCCGGAACAGGTAATATAACCTACCAGCTGCCCCCCGAAAAGCGTGGCAAGATGCACGATGACCGAAACTACTGTTTTGTGTTGTGCTGCTGGGAGATCCGTAACCTAAGGGAAATGGATCAATATGGAGATGGTTATACGCTTGACTACGGAGTTCTTCTTGGAACTTCTCAGCCAGACTCTCATAATGGTGCTAACGAGATGTGGAACGTGATGTTCAGGGGGCGCAACTCTTCCGGAAATGTGAGGATAAGCCCGTTCAGCGGAAGATCGCCGTTTAATCCGGTGAAAAAGCAGAATTAAAAACGAAGCAAAAGGAGGGAGCGTCATGATTTGTTGCAAAATAGTAGCGGATTATGAAGATCCACAAGGAAGTCTTTCAAAACTATTCGATAATTTAGCTAATCATGGAACTTTTTTATTGGAGAATAACAATTTATTCTTTAGTAATACCGATGATATTAATTTTACCCAAAAAAAGGTAGAAAATATATTAAAAAGGTCTGGATATAAAAATTTTCTCATTTTGGTCTATGATAAAAAACACGACCCCAAAGAGAATGAATACATAAATGGCTGGATTATTGATAAATTAATAAAAATAAACTATAATACCTACGAAAATCAAAGTCAAGAACTTTTTCGCAACATATCTCATGGGCTCGACATGCTTGACGATGAGCTCTCAGAGATAGAAAAAGGGCTTGAACGCGACGACGAAGCTTTATCAGGGGAGGGCCAAGATAGTGGCACAGGATAAAAAAGAAGAAAAAAAGATTGGCCGTCCTAAAAATCCCAAAGTAGACGTGCCAGTTGATGAGACAAGCCAGGATAGGCTCGATATGTCAGGTAATAACACCCCAACCCCAGACACAGGAAATAACTCTTTTATTTCCATCGAAGACCTCACAGAACGCTGGAAAACGACGTTTTCACGGATAGCAGGACTTGATGGTACGTCTGGAATAGGGACCGTTGCCGACAAATGGAACAAGCTGAACCCGTTTTTGCAGAATCAGCGTATAAAAGAGCTGTATACGAGAGCCAAAAGCTATAGCAAGGCGAATATAGGCGAGTTTTTAGAGGATCCGGGCAATCACGAGAGAGAACTTAGGAGTTTGGCGTGGGCTAATTCAAGCTCTCAGCAGATCTATTACAACATTCTAAGGCGATCTTGTGACATACCGATTTATAATTACTTCGTTATACCTGATCTTATGGATGGCGGCTACGAGAAAGAGGACTTCCAGCAGGAAGACAAACTCGTGCAAAACTGGCTTGAGACTTTTGACATACCGCTTAAATGTAAAACAATGGCCTTGGAAGTGAAGAGAGAGGGCAAATCAAGCTATCTCTTGAGAAACAAGTTCATTGGACAGGGGAAAAATAAGACAACAGCCTTCTGTACGCTACAGAAGATGCCTACTGACTGGGTGAAGATTACCGGAAAGGGGCAGCTTGGTTATACTATTTCTTTTGATATGATGTATTTCCTCAATATTGCCAATTCTCCGAGTGATTTTGGAGAGTTTATAGAGAAGGCTTGGGAAGACATGGTAGAGAAAGGCGTAGTTGAGCAGAAAAATAAACTTGGGAACTATGAGTTTAACCCCGAAAAGGGCGCTAACTACAAGTTTGCCTACAACGGAGATACTTACATTAGTTCCATTGAGGGCCTAAAGAATGGCCGTCAAATGAACTATATGTTCTGGCTTCGAATGCCTTATGACATCTGTTTTACATTTGGTAGCGATAATTCTCATCCGTGGGTGGCTCCAGATACTATGGGGCTTATGCTGAAGTTGCAGGAACTTACGGATTATGGACAGCTTGCTGGATTGATTGCCAGCACACCGCTAACGGCAGTTCTGACGGGAGAGATTGAGGCAATACCTCAGCCGAGAGCGGGAAAGAACGAATCCGTTTTCTCTCCGGAAGTGTTAAGAGGATATATGGAGCAGTTTAATGAGGCCACCTCGACAAACGTTGAAGCGTGGCTGTGGCCTGCAAAGAACATAAAACTGCAACAGCTTTCTGCAGATGTTAATTCTTCAGATATTATAAGCACGGCGACAACTAATTTCTTGGAGTCTGCCGGTGAAGGCGGGTTGACAATTGCGACCGACAAGCCCAACGTGGCACAGATCACAGTCGCAAAGCAATTGGCAGCCTCACAACAGCGTTACGTTACATTACAGTTCCAGGAAGTGCTCAACTTTATTTTGCAGCACAAGCTTGGTTTTAAGTATACGTGGAAGATACAGATCTGGGGCGACATATTCAATAACGAAAACGACAAGAAGTACCTAAAAGAAGTCGTTGCAAATGGAAACATCGCGTTATTGCCAAAGCTCATGTCCTCAGAAGGGATCTCTATGCGGGATACCAAAGCCATTGTTGAGTATATTAAGCAACTTGATTTCTATAAAGATTTTGTTACTTATACTCAAATAAAGAATTCCGAGCTCGGACAGAAGGCAGCTGAGGCCGCCGCTGACACTGGGAAGGTAGGACGCCCTCCAATCGAAGAGCAAAATATCGAAAATGATGCGACAGCTGCTTCGCGCGAATCTGGCAATAATACTTCAGATAACCGTGAACAGGGTTAATGGTTTAAACATATAGGAGGAGAAGCTATGCGAATGAGTAGAGAATCTTACGAAAGCCTCAATGCGCTAACTGCTATGTGTTTCGACGCAAATGCTGTTTTCGACAATCTGGCTTACGTATTGGATTATCATTATTTTTCAAACATTAGTAAAGTTGTGCATCTTCATGTTGCACATGTCATGCCTCAATGGGCTGATCTTATCACTGACAAGATGATAGAGCTGTCGGCTCGTCCGGTCAGGAAGCCCATAGGTGGTTATGATAAAGATTATCAAGACTTGGGTGAAATTTTCACCACAATGCTGGATAAGCTTATGGAACTCCGCACAGAGACGAGAAATCTTGTTGAGTCCGCTGACATTGACGGCGACGACGAAGTGAGAATTTTTGCTGAGGAGTTCTTGACGATTATTAGTCCTTATATTAAACAGGCAGAAGAGTGGGGAAATGCGGCGAAGGTTCTTAGTGCGCAGGATTTTAATATTCATATATTAGATTATACCCACTTTATCCACCCTGAAGATTAAAGGGAGGATAGTGTAAAATGCCTGTAGGTGAAATAATTGTTACAATTATTGTTTCTTGTGTTGGTTCTTCTGCATTATTTGGTTTTGTTCAATTTCTAATTTCCAGACGAGACAAAAAGAAGGGTGGGATGGCGAAATTAATCGAAAGTATAGATGAACTTAAAGAGGCAAATAAAAATTCAGAAAACTCGTCAAAGCAAATGCAGCTGGATATCTGCCGTCTGCAGCTTATGACACTGATCCATATGGCCCCAAAGAATGTCGCAAACATTCTGGAGCTTGGCAAGCATTATTTTGTTGATCTGAAAGGAGATTCGTATTTGTCTACTCTATTCTCTCAGTGGCTGCGCGATCAGCACCTGGAAGAATCGGTCCCCGAATGGTTTGAAAACTATGAAGAGGAGGGGGAGTCCCCAGTAGCGCATAAAGAAGGTTAGGAGGTGACGTATGAGTTCAAATAATATAAGGTTATCCCTGGAAGTGGATGCTGAGTCTATTGATGTACGTCAACTTTTGCAAAAAGACTTTCTTGAACTCTCAATGAAGGCGATAAGTAGTGCCAATCCTAATAGAAATAACTCATGGTTTACCAGAGAGTCCATGGAGGAGTCCATTGGTTCTTTCGTTAATAAGCCTGTCTTGGGTTATTTTGAGAATGGTGACTTCGTGAGCCATAATGGTGAATGGGAGTATGATTCAGAGACAGAACTGGAATATTGGGACACCCTTGGTAAAAAGGGGGAACGAATTCTTGGTGTGATACGAGAATCTGACACCGTGAAGATAGTAGACGGTGCAGACGGGCTGTCTTGGATTGTTTTTACCTGTGCTTTGTGGACGCAGTATAGTTTTAAGCAAGTAAAGAGGCTTATAAAAGATGCTAAGAGAGCGCAAAAAACGGGTAAAGCTGTAAAGAATATATCAGTTGAAGTAGATATTTTAGACTACGAAGAATTGCCCAACGGGGTAATGAAAATAAAAAAATTTAATTTAGTCGGGGTTACAATACTTGGCTCTAGAAACGGCGTGCCGGTAGAGCCCGGTATCGAAAACGCAGAGTTGTCCGTTATGGATATCTTGGGAAGAGAGCTTTATTCAAAGCAGGAGCAGTCGCTGCGTCTTGCTTATGAAAAACTCGATAACCCCACGGCTGAACCTAAGGAGGTACAAAAGATGGAAGAGAAAGATGTAGTTGTCGATCAGGCAGCGGAAAATCAGACTCAGCATCTTGAAGAGACATCTGGAGAAACGGATGATAATTGCAAACTAAGCGGCGAAGTCTGCCCCGAGTGTGGCAAAAATCCTTGCGAGTGCTCTGCCGACGGCAAGAAAGAGGATGAGGAAGGTAAAACATGTGAAGAAGATGGCGAAGGCTGCACAAATTGCAAAGCTTCTGCCGATGAAGGCGACGATGGCGATGGCGATGGCGATGGCGATGGCGATGGCGATGGCGACGACGACGACGAGGGCGAAAAAGATCCGGAAGGCGAAGATGGCAAGAAAGATGGTGAGTGCAAGATGTCGGAAGGAACAAATGCCGAGTTTAATACCACAGAAGATCTCGTTGCGGTTGTAGGCGACGGAGATCTTTCCAAGGAGAACGTACTCTGCGACGCCGCTTGGCTGCTTCAGTCTGCAGGCTGGAATGTAGATGATATCAGCAGAACAATTGAGTTCTATGAGAATTCTACATTTGATTATAAAGACTATGTAATCGCAGTGCTGTCTCGCATAAAAGAGCGTCTTGTTTACAATATAACTGAACTTGGCGAATTGGTTGGCAATCTTGCGGCTGGTATTTCAGATGAAATGAGAGCTGCTGAGCAGGAAAAGGAAAGATATGAAAGCATCAACGTGGCTGAGCTTTCAGCTAAATATGACGCTTGCAATTCTGAAAAAGATGCTGCCCTTGCAAAGATCGCCGAGTTCGAGCACAAAGAGTTTGTCGCTGCTGCTAAAGCTATGATCTTTTCTGTGAATATGAGCGGAGAAGACGCTACTGCTTTTGTTGAGAAGTGCGAGAAGTTCGAAATTAAAGACACAGATGAGCTGAAAACACAGCTCGCTATGTACGTTTTTGATCATCGTGAAGCAAAAGAAGAGTCTTCTGAAGCGCATGCAACTTTTTCTGCAGGCGTGGAAAATCCTGATTCAACGTCTTGGAAGAAGACGAAAGCAAAGTCTGCTAAGTCGTCTGATCCGTGGGATAAACTCCGCGAATATAATAACGGTAAATAATTAATTCGTTAAAATTAAAAATCTGAGCGCTTGAGTAAATTTTGTGTTTATAAATTAATCCGCCGAAGTTAGTTTTTATAACAATCTTGGGCTCTGATTTTTACTTTTATAAACTAACTAAGTAAAAAATAATCAAAGGAGATTTTGATATGGCAACTAATGTATTTAAGCGTGGAAAAATGCTTTCCGGCGTTGCGGATTCTTATCTTGCTAATGCTATAGCTGCTACGCCGGTTCCGGATGGAGCTCTTGTAGTTCTCGGCAATCTCGTAGCTGATACCACCTATGATGCTAATGGTGTAGAATACGATACTTATGAGGCGGCTGCTCCTGCAGCGGCAACTGATGAAGTTGTTATCGTTGATTACGCTGGCATTTCTGAGGGTGCGATTAATGGTAATGAGTATAAAATGGGCATAAAGCTGTATGGACTTCAGGTTCCCGCTGGCCAGATCACAAGAGTTAGGAGACTTGCTCTTCATGATAAATTCTGGCTTGGTCAGGCTAACTTTGCCTCCACTCCTACTGTTGGTCAGTATGCTATAGCTGAAGCAGGCGAGTTCACACACAAGCCCGCTGCTGCTGTTCCTGGCAGTGGCTACACTGTTAAAGTCCTTGTTAAAGAGGACCTCACAACTGGTATGAGAGCAAATGGTTACATTTATCTCTGCGAAGTTGTTCAGCTTTAATAAAGGAGGTGCAGAATAATGGAGAAATTCTTTTCTTACAACAGAACAGCTGACGAGTCTTTCAATTCGCTGGTAGACTGCACGCTCGATCTTGCGAGAAGCTGCTACGAGGGCAAAAAGGGCTCTGATTATGAGACAAAGAACGCTGAGCTTCTTAACGCTATGGGTAAAAAGGCTGTAGAAGGCACCCGTTATGAGGCAGACTTTGAGGTCGAGGGCCTGAAAGTTTTCAATAAGCCTATGGTTAAGAACAACAGCACAGTAAGGGACAACTTCAACGCTGTTATTGCACAGGTTGTGACTGCAATTGTTCCTGAAGTTGTGAACGATTAACTGATTACGAGATGGCAATATCGTAATCGACGAGTCGGTGTATACAGAAATGTGTACATAGTGGCAGGAGTGTTACCCTGCCCGCTACCAGTTTAAATGCTGGAAATCCCTAAAGCCACATGTGCTACAACATAACACCGGATTGGTGCAAGTGTGAAAGCGACGAAAGTAGAAAAAAACATGTGGATGGCATATGGTTAAATCCTAAGTGCCGCCTAGAAAAATGGGGAATCAGCAGCCAAGCTCGAAAGAGAAGGTTCAACGACTATCCCTCCTGAGGGGAGTAGGGGCAAGCGCCCCGAAGTGGCTGGGCCTTAACGCGTAATGGCGAAGGATAAGATATAGTCTATGCTTATGCGAAAGCATGAGAAGTTCATAAGAGAACTGTACAAGGAGTCGCGTCTTTGTATGAATTATGTAAAAAATATTTTAAAAATTTGTATATGTATTAAAATTTTATTGACAAAAGCAATATTATCCCCTATAATAAAAGTAAGGTGGGACAGCAGGTTCGAAACTGTTTTTTATTGCTGACTCAATAAAATTACCACCTTAAATATTATTTCCTAGTCAGAGGAGTAGTAAAGTATGAAAAGAAACGAATTACCCAGCAAAGAAGAAATTATTGAATATTATATAAAAGAACTGCATACGGTGCAAGAGTGCGCAGACCATTTTAACATTAGTAAAAATAAATTTTACAGATGTTTAAAGATTTACGATATTGTTCGGTCGCAAGAAGATAAGAGTGCTGTATATTCTCGAGTCCAGCAGACAGAAGAGATTAAAGCAAAAATTGCGCAGGCCAATATGGAAAAGTATGGGGCAATTAATAAGCGCCAGGCAGACAAAATGGTGCACTTTTGTTCTAAGAACTCTTTTATCGTAAAAGATATTCTTTATACCTATGACTGGTTTTATGAGGAGTATTGCGTTAAAAATACTCCTGTGAATCAGATGTGTGAAAAACTTGGTGCGTCTGTCACAATATTGTATCAAATTTGTGCACACTATGGTATTAAAAAAACAA